AACAGTAGCAGGGAGATCATACCATCTTTTATTCTTTTCAAGATCAGTCAAAGCTGATACGGTATATCCCTGCTTCTTATTAGCTATATCTATTAAGCCATCATTAATAACTTGTATAAGATAAGTCTCGGAATTTCTTCCAAACGTCTTCTCTAACTGTGATAGCATATTTTTAACTGTCATGATTACACATTTTCTAATATAGCTGCTACTTGAATATTAACAGTTGATGAACCTTGGGCACTAGGCTTACCATCACTATCTAAAGTGCAAGATTTACCATGTAATCCTGCCACTGTAAGATTAGGAGTTTTAAGTATCACCATCTCTCCATTTCCAAGTATTATAGTATCAATAGTATTATATGCTGCATCACCTGCCGATATAGATATACCAATGCCTTCTGTCGAGGTGGTCGACACATTTTTTATTGCTATCCATTTAACCTTATCTGTTGTAGCAACTGCTGCTGCTACTCCTAAATAAGAATCACTTGTATCTAAAATATCTGTTCCGCTATGAGTAACCCCTACTTCTGCAAACACCCATGCATCATCATCCCCTGAGACTGGTGTATAATTATTAGTTCCTCCAAGAGATGATCTTACGTCATCCATAAAAACTGATGCCGAAGAACTACTTATTGCTTGATCTGCCATTTTTTATTCTCCTTGTTGTTGTGTGCCTTTTAATGCTGCAAGTCCAGCAGCATAATCAGCCTTTAATTGTGTATACTGACCTTGATACCACTGATAGTCAGTTGTCTGTTTTTGTAATCTTGCTGAAAAGTCACTGACTTCTCCAGTATATTTTTGTAAAGTTGATGCATTAGAAGCAGAGACCTTCCCTACTTCTGATGTATACTTTTGCATACTTGTATCAAATGCAGCTCTATTCTTTGTAAGGGCTTGTGTAAATGTTTGTACATTTGTATTAACTTCTGCACCATATGTCCCAACCTCTGCTTGATACTTTTGTAATTTACGTGCCTCATCAGCATCACTAAGTTGTGCATCTTGAACATCTTTTTGTAATTTAGCTTGATATTCAACATTGTCATCATTAAATCTATTTAATTCATTTTGTAAATTAGCTGAATACTCCTGAAGTTTATTAGAATAGTCAGTTTGATATTTTTGAAAATTCTGATTCCATTCTACATTTGTCCACTCTTGAACTTTTGCATTGACCTCAGAACTATATGTGCCTACCTCTGCCTGATATTTCTGTAATTTTCTAGCTTCATTAGCATCACTAAGCTGTGCTTCTTGTATTTTTTCCTGTATAGTTGCTTGATAAATTGTATTCTCTTTATTAAATTTATTTATTTCATTCTGCATGGCTGTGCCAAATGCTTGGAGATTGTCTGATTCTGTCTTTGCCCATGCTGTGTAAACCGTATTTAATTCTGTGGTGTATCGTGATAACTTTTGTCCATATTCTTGCACTTCTTTATTTATATTAGCTTGATATGTAGAAAGCTCAGCTTGATATTTTTGTAATTTCCTAGCATCTTCTTGATTATCAAACTGTGCATTTTGAAGTGATATTTGAAGTTGTGCCTGATATTCAACACTCTCCTTATTAAATTCTGCTTGCTCATTTTGTATATTTGCATTATACTCATTTAGCTGTGCACTTATTTCCTGTAATTTAGCTGATGCAAGTTCCATATCTTCATTTGTATCAATATAAGTATTTACTTGTGCAAAATCTAAAGCAACAGCTGGCTTTGTAAATGTTGGAGCAGTTTGTGAAAAACTAACTGATGTAGTTGCTACATTTGGAACTGCTGGAGCAACCGCACTTAATGAAAGTGTCCCTGGATCATTATCTCCAAAATCGCCTAACGTCCAATAATCACTAAAAGCTGTTTGTGCTGTAAGCACTGGCTTTACATACGTTGGAGCTGTGCTAGAAAAATCAGCAACAGTTTGAACGGATAATGATGGAACTGGTGGCACTGCTGGCAATATTAAACTCCCAATGCTTCCAAGACTTGGAGCACTAAAAGCTGGTTTTGTATATGTTGGTGCTGTACCAGTTATTGTAACCGATTGTGCTGATAAATTTGGAACTGCTGGTTTAACTGGAACTACAAAATCATCTGGGGCACTCCATGTTGGAAGAGATTCGGATATTAATTCTAAAACAGGAAGCGTAAGATCATATGGTAAGTCACTTCTTTTAGAGTTCATATATTGATGCAACTGTTTTATAGCTGCATATAATACTACAAGATACTCAGCTTCATCAGGAAAATTTGCAATTACACTAACAGCACTTACATCAACTGTTGGATATGAAATATGGTGAACTATAGCTGTTTGATTTGCAGTTGTAGTTGGCTTTACCTTTAATGTAGAAACATCTGAGGAACTATCTACCCAATACACAGGATCATTAACAGTTGCAAAATAATTAAGATCAGTTGAATCTTCGGCAAGACCGCCATATTGAGCAGGTATTTCCCTACAAGCTTTTTGATAACCACTAGAATCGGCAGATAAGCGTGTTACATGTAAAATATCTCCAATCCCATCCATATCTAAAGTTGTTGCACTATTATTTAGTGTGCTAACTGTAGAACATTTTGCCTTTAGTTTGTCTGGAAGTTGATGTATTATTTCTTTACAAGCATCCGCAGCCCACTGATCACAAGCAACTTGATCTATAGTTCCTCCAACTAAATCTGTTATTTGTGTATCAAATGCCATTACCGACTATTCCTCTCGGCTATATCTTTATCCATTGTTGTTTGGTTAAATTCTACCTTTGTAGTTCCAGACCAAGTATTACGCATATTAACGTGATCCTTTGTGTTATCATGGTCTTTTACATAATGACCACAATCACATACCATCTCTGCTTTGGTCTCGCATTCTACCTTTGTATTGCATCTGTGACAAAAGAATATTATCATATTATTTTTTCTTCCTTTATGTCCATTGCTTCTTTTTTTTCCTACCATTAGTTATTGGTGCTGGCTCTAGAGAATGACCTCCCTTTGGTGATACCTTTTTCCCTTTAGATGGTGATTTAACTTCAGAATCCTTTTTACCTGCCTTTTTCCCCAAATTGTATAAAATAGATTGATTTAAAAGCTTTTCCTTTAAAGTATCCCCTTTAAATAAAGGTGGGTTACTAGGAACTTTAGCAGGCTTTAAATCTTTCTTTTTTGTCTTAGGCTGAACCACACTCGTTATTGGAAAATCTTCAACAGATTTTTTACGTGCCTTTTCACGTTTTTTTCCTGCCTTGTGGCTCTTATATTTCTCAACAGCCTTTTTAATAAATCCACCTTCTCTATATTGCTCAGTATCAGGAGATGTCTGGCTACGATCCATTGCATCTGTTGTTGGTATTCCTTCATTTGCCATGTTTTTATCCTCCACTGCTTTTCTTGCTTGTTGTACTGCAACGCCTTCAGGATTACGAAGGGAGAATGGGTCTACATTTCCACCATCCTGATATTTACCTACTGATTGACCTGTTTTCTTTGCATATGCTTTTGCAGCTTTTTTACCCTTAGATGAGTAACTAAAATGTTTACCTCCGACCTTGGGCATTATCTTTTCCTCGAATCAGATGAAGGCCATCCATATGGATTTGATTCTACTTTACCACCGCCTGCCATTTTTTCTGGAGCATATTTACCAAATTCCCCACCTTCCATTGTAGTGTCAACATCTATAGTGTCAACAACTGAAGGGGTAGGTTGGGTTGGTTTAACTTTTTTAGCCTGTTTGGATACTTCAGCTATTTGCTTTTTAGCACTTGGAGTAGATATACGAGATTTTGAGGCTTTTTGAGCCTTCTTCTTCAAACCTTCTTTTCCAAAGGTTTTAGCTGGAGATGCCACAGTAGCCTTATGACGTTTCTTTACACCGTAGGCTGCATTAATTTTATTTTGTACTGAGGCATATTCGGCTGTACCTTTTGTTAAGCCACTACGCTTTTTAACTAAGGAAGAAAGTGAGTCTCCTCCAGCTTTCTTTTGCTTTTTAACAGCCTTAGTCCAAGTCTTTCCTTCTTTCTTTTTAGCCTTTGCAGCCTTTCTCTTTGCCTTTCCTGCTTGGTATTCCTTAGAACCCTTTACGGCAGATTTGACATCTTTTGCAACTTGTTTAACTGCTTTGCCAACTGGGCTTTTAGCCCTTTTAGCTTTTCTTTTAGCCTTCCCTGCTTGATATTCTTCAGAACCCTTTAAGCCTTTTTTAATATCATCCCATATACTCATCTTACTTTCTCCTTTTTCTAGCATCGGACATCGGTAAATCTCCATGCTTATTAATGTATTCTAATGTATCTAATGTACTCGCATTCACCGAGTCCCTTTTAATTATAAATTCTCCACCTTCAGCCTCAATTGGGATACCTCCACTGTCATGAGATGGGCCATTAAGAGAACCACCTTGAGGATACTGATTGTATCCACCAATTTTAAAGTTTCTTTTTGATCCTTTCAATCGACTCTTCTCCCTTTTACCTTTGTTGTTACTAGAATTTTCAAATCCTGTAATTTTACCACTGTTATGAGATGCATCTTGTCCATCACCATTTCCATACGTACCCTTATCCCTGTTGTACTTATTTAGTTTAGCACGATATATTGACTTGTCTTTCTGAAACTTCTCATATTCATCTTTATAATCTCTAGCCATTATCTTAAACCACTGCCACCACGTTTACGACCCTTATTGCCCTTGCTATTACGTCTTCTCATCTCAACTTTCTCAGGAGGCATTGTAATAATAGCAGGATCATTCGTTAGTATTGTTGTTAATATAAGTGCTTTGATAATCATAATTTTTAAAAGCTTGTTTAGGGGGAGACCTTTATACGTCTCCCCCTACAGTAAGCAAAACTGTTAACCTTTATTTATTTAGGTTATTGAGTCTTATATGCACCAGTACTTGGATACTTTCTAACAGTAACGTCTTTAAGCATTAATTCATCAGCTGCTGCTGTATCACT